ACAAACGTTAACGACACAATAGCAGCTTCGTATCAACTGCCTAGTTTAAATAATAACATTGGCGATATTGTAAAGATTAAAACAGTAGGAGCAGGCGGATGGCTATTACTACAAAAAGTAGATAACCAGGATACTGAAGATTATACAATTAACTATAATACTATTGGTAGACAGAATGGCACAGTTCAATTTAAAGATACGTTGTACGACTATGGTAAAAACACTGTAGGCTTTGATAACCGTAGCTTCGACAGTAATTTTTATGATAATAATCCTAGTGTTGAATTGAGAATTATACTTGAAGCTATTAGGGATAATATTTTTGTAGGCAAGTTAGAAGTTGAATACAATCAGTTGTTTATGGCTGCATTACGATATGTAATGACAGAACAACAGTCAGTGGATTGGATGTTTAAAACTAGTTTTGTAAAAGCAAAGCACAATAGAGAAACATTAAACATACAAGACATAACATTTAATAATGATAATTTAGCAAGTTACCAAGAGTTTGTTGAAGAATTTAAACCTTATTCAACAAAAATAAGAGAATTTGTTAGTGAATACAATGCAATTGATCCTACAAATAGTAGTATTAGTGACTTTGATTTATCTCCAGCATATAATACTCTTACTAACACAATTGACCCAAGTACTGCAACTATTGTTGATGGCGTAATTAAAACTGAAAACTTAGATACTGCAAAATATCCTAGAAAAAATTGGAAAGATAACTTAGGTTTTCAAATTACTGAAGTTAAACTAGGTAGTGGCGGCACTGGATTTACATTTGAACCTACTGTTAAATTAATAGGTGGCGGCGGCACTGGCGCAACAGCAAAAGCATACTTAGGATATGGTAAAATTACTAAGATTAAAGTTACTAATCCAGGAACTGGGTACACTAGTTCTCCAACAGTTGTTATATCAGGCTCACAATTAGAGACTGGAACTGTAGCAACTGCTACTGCGGTATTAGGCAATGGAGTTGTAAGAAGTCCAAGCGTTAAAATTAAGTTCGACAGAAACAGCGGCAAGTTTACATTTAGCACATTAGCTAAGTCTGAAACATTTGCAGGAACAGGGTTCGAAACAAGATTCTTCCTAGCATGGCCGATGGACCGGGCTATGAAAAAAGTTAGCGTATATGTAGATAGTGTATTACAGTTACGTAGCAAGTATACTTTTACTAACATTGTAAATTTTGATAAAACATATACTAGGGAGCAAGGAAAAGTTATATTTGCAACTCCTCCTAAAGTAAATGCAGTTATAAGAGTAGACTATAATATTCCATTAAGTATGTTAGGAGCAGAAGATAGAGTTAATCTTGCATACAATCCAATTGCAGGAATGTACGGTAAAGACTTAGCACAGCTAATGACAGGTATTGATTACGGTGGAGTTGAAATACGTAGCTTTGATTTTGCAGGTCCTGCAGGATTTGACACAGACGGCTGGTATACAGATGCATGGGACGAATTTGATAGCACATTTGAAGATGAAATCTTTACATTAGATGGATCAACAATAGCACTTCCATTATTAACTCCATTAGAGAATGGTGTTGTATATAATGTTTATTATAAGGACACTGGAGTTAATGCAAATCCAGTAAGAATTGACGCAGGCGACTATATAGCAGGCACTCCAGGAAGCTCTGCAACAAATGCTAATGCAACTATGTTGAGTATTACTGGTGACGGAACAACTAATATTATATATACAGATGACTTTAATCTAACAGCAAAAACAATGTCCGATGGTGATACAATCATTATTAGAAAAGCAACTAGCGATGGCGCAGCAACTCCTGATACTAACAGTTACGATACTGCACTTAGTGGCGGAGATCTAGCGTATGCAACTGCTAAGGGTCTTGCAGCAGAAGAAATTATTGTAGACGGCGACGGATTTGTTACCCCTACTACTTCAAGCGGACCTGAAGAATTAGTTCCAGGACAAATACTTGACACATTAGATATTAAAGTATTTACGAGAGATAGTGCAGGCCAAGGCATTATTAATAGTCAAAGCTACATAATGGATAACACATTAACTTACAACTTAGGAGTTAAGCCAAATAGTAAAGACGCTGTAATTGTAAAAGTTTCTAATATTATATTACCGCAAACTGATTATACAATTAACTGGGCTGCCAATAGTGTAACACTTAATACAGCAACAGTTGGTGCAGAACTAAACATAGTAACAGTTGCCCAAGGTATACAAAACATATTAGACTTTGGCCAACTTGTTGGTGACGACTCGACTACTGAATTTGAAACAACAGTTGATTGGGAAACTGGAGCAACTGTTTATGCAAGTATTAATGGTGTGCAGCAAACAGTCGCAGCCTTTAAGTCAGAGACTGGCCCTAAGACAGTTATTAGATTTGCAGAAGTTGTTGCCACTAATGCAGTAGTTAATTATACTGTGTTTGCAGCTGATGCACAAATTAATTATAGTCAACTTACTAAAGATACGTTTACTGGCGATGCAGCAACAACAGTTTTTGCACTAGCAAATGCACCATTGTATGCTACACCAACTGAACATAATGTAATTGTTAAAGTAGGTAATACTATTTTAAATGCAGGATATAATATACAGTACACAATTCCTGCAAATAGTCAAAGAGAATTTCCACTAGAAATATTCCAAATACCTGCAGGCAGCTTAGAGGTTGCTGACATTAAAGTATTTTTAAGCGGAGTAGCAATTACTACACCAACACAGTGGCGCTTTGAGATTGCAAATAGCAGTATTATATTAGCAGATGAAATTGGCGCACCTGGCGAGTTGCTTGAAATATATGTAATTACAGACGGTGACTATAGAATCGACGGAACCGTACTTACTTTAGATACTGCACCAGCGGACGGAGCAGTTATTGAAGTAATGCAGTTTACTAATCACGATTTACTAGGCATTGAGCGTATTAATTATGATGTAGTAGCAAGAACTACATTAATCGAGTCAGATGTTGATTATATCACATACAATAGATTAACAGTTGGGGAAATTACTTTACGTAAACCTGCTGTTGATGCACAATATGTCTGGGTAAGCGTTAACAGCGAACTGCTAACACCTAGTGTAGACTATTTTGTAACTGATGATAAATTAAAAGTGCAGCTAGTTACGCAACCATCGGCAAACGATGTTATAGACATTATTCACTTTACTGCTGATGTTAGTGTATCTAAATTTGCATTTAGGCAATTTAAAGATATGTTGAATAGAACACACTTTAAGCGCCTTGATAAATCTCCAGCAAAACTAGCACAAGCTTTAAATTATTATGATTTAAGAATTGAGTTAGACGATGCAAGCGAATTGGCTGAACCAAACAAAGGACAAAACTTACCTGGCGTAGTGTTTATCCAAGGCGAACGTATTGAGTACTTTGTAAAAGAAGCTAATACGTTACGTCAGTTGCGTAGAGGTACATTAGGCACTGGAGTTAAAGTAACGCATCCACTAACTACTAAAGTTTATGATCAGAACATAAGTAAAACTGTTCCGTATAAAGATAAAACTCTAGCACATAACGTAACAGCAGACGGTGCTACAAGCTTGTTTACTATTGGGTATCCAGTAGCATCCATTAATGAGATTGAAGTGTTTGTAGCAGGTACACGCATGCGTAAGACTGCGCTAGATGTGTTTAATCCGCTAACAGCGTTAGATAGCCCAGAAGGAGATGCTATAGTTGTAGCAGACTTTACATTTGATGCTAATACTAATGCAATCACATTACTAGCAACACCTGCAGAAAATACAAGAGTAACAGTTGTGAAAAAAGTAGGCCAAAGTTGGACTACATTTGGTACATCATTAGGTGATACGGAAAATAGCATTGCAAGATTCTTACGTGCCGGAACATCTGAGCTACCTGAATAAATACAGTATAGGAAAATATAATGAGCGATAACATGCAAGACACAAACGGAGTATTAGTTCAGGGACATATTAAGATATTCGACCCTGAATCACAAAAGGTATACATTGACAAGCGCAATGCAATTCACTATGAAAATATGAGTATTGCACTTGCTGAAAGTTTGAGCAATGCTGGCTCAGGCTTTATATATGAAATGAGTTTTGGAAATGGCGGCACCAGCGTTGACCCAACAGGAATTATTACATATCTAACACCTAACAGTACAGGAACAAATGCAAGTCTATACAACCAAACCTATACTAAGGTTGTTGATGACAGAAGCGTAAACAACACTGATCCTGCAAGAAATAAGCTAGAAACTAGGCATGTTAGCGGAACAAATTATACTGATATTGTTGTAAGTTGCTTACTTGATTACGGCGAGCCTAACGGCCAAGATGCATTTGATACTGCAAGTGCAACAGACAGCCCGTATGTTTTTGACGAATTAGGCTTGCGTAGTTATAGTGCTTCTGGCACAGGAAGATTAATGACGCATGTTATTTTTCACCCAGTACAAAAGTCACTTAACAGATTAATACAAATTGACTACACTGTACGTGTACAAAGTTTGGCAGGGTAAGGGATAAAATATGCCATATATAATAAATTACACTGACACTGTTAATAAAGGTACAATAGTTGTTGCAGATAATACACTCAACAGTGAAACTACTTTAAGTTTTCCAGGTAGAGGAACAACAGCATACGGTCAAGCAGTAAATGAAAACTTTCTGCACATATTAGAAAATTTTGCAAATACTACTGCCCCGTTACGTCCAGTAGAAGGACAACTTTGGTATGATTCTACTCAAGGAGTAGATCAACTTAAAGTATATGACGGAACTAACTGGGTTGCTAGTGGCGGACTTAAAAAGGCTAGTGCAGCACCGGCAGTAGCAAATAGCGGAGCAGGCGACTTATGGGTTAATACAGAAAGCCAACAGCTATATTTGTTTACAGGAAGTACATGGGTGCTAGTAGGACCAGACTTTAGTGATGGACTATTAACAGGAGCACAAGCACAAGCAATTGTAGGCACAGATGATATAACATATAATGTTCTTGCAATTAAAGTTGAAGACCAGCCAGTAATTATTATTAGTAGCCAAAGTTTCATTCCAAAGGTATCAATAAAGGGATTTAGAACTGGAATTAATCCTGGTATGAATATTGCAAATGAAGCAATTATTGGCGTACAAGCATTAAAATATTACGGCACAGCAGAAAAAGCAGAAGCATTAGTTGTTGGTAATGTATCAGTTGCAGCAAGTAACTTTTTAAGAGGTAACGCAGCAAGTAGTACAGACTATCAATTAAGTGTTAAAAGTAATGACGGCGTTAAAATTGGCACCGGCGGACAATTAAGTTTAGGTATTGATGGCGAAACTGGAGTTATACAACATAACACAAGTGGCTCGAGTATTGACGTTAGGATGCGCAGCGGTAACTTAACACCAACAGTTGTAAGTATTAATAGTGATGGCAATGTTGGAGTTAATAATCCTGCACCAGAACAAGCAATTGACGTTAGAGGTAACATTAAGATATCTCCTAAGACAGGAGAAGCTGAAACAGGCGTGTTACAGCTTACTAGTACTGAAAATACTACTACAATTAGTGAAGGTAGTATAGTAACCACTGGCGGCGCCGGCATTGCCCAAAATTTAGTAGTCGGCGGCAACATCTTAATGAAAGGCAATGGTGAACTTGCGGCTGGATTTATACAAACTGGCAATATTTCTCCTGATGCTTCAGGCACTCGTAATATTGGTACATCGGTTAACAAATATTCAGAAATACATTCTACAACATTCTTTGGTAATATACAAGGTAACGTAAGTGGCACAGTTAGTGGCAGAGCAGGTAGTGCAGATAGGCTTGCTAGTGCTACAACATTTGCACTAAGCGGCGATGTCGCACCAAACAGTTTTGAATTTGACGGACAAACTGGCGGAAGCACAAAAACTTTTGCAGTAAGTATTGCTGACAGTTTTATTAGTAACAAGACTGTTACTTATGATGCAGGCAACGCTGACGAATTACTATTAAATGTAACTACTGGTACTACTGGCGTTCGTAGAATTACAAAACGTAACTTCTTAAAAACAATTCCACTGGTACCAGCAGGCGCAATGATGCCATTTGGTGGCGAAGAAGCACCAAATGGATGGTTGTTATGTGATGGTAGTGAAATTGCTAAGTCTGACTACAACGATTTATGGTTAGCAATTTCGCATAACTTTAAAGATGCTAGTTTAGTTAGTGACAATGGTGTTGCTAAATTTACATTACCAGACTTTAGAGGCAGATTTGCACTAGGTCTTGACAACATGGGCGGACCGAGCGCAAACAGAGTATCTAATATTGCTGCCGACGCAATCGGCGGCAACGCAGGAGTAGAAACAACAGCAATTGCAACTGACAATTTGCCAGAACACGAGCATGATTTTGAAGGAGCAAGTGGTACCCAGTTTTATGGTGTTAGAGTTGGAGCAGGTGCGCCTGTTGATAACAACGCAATTTCATTACCAATTGAACCTGGACTAGGCGGAACACAAGGCATTGCAAGTAGTGGTGGCATAAAAACAGATGCAACATTAGGCACACCATTAAATGTTATGAATCCTTTCTTAGCAGTCAATTACATTATCTATACTGGAGCATAACATGAGTTATCAACTAAACAAAACAGACGGCACATTGCTACTAGACTTAATTGACGGGCAAATTGATACAGCTAGTACAAACCTTACATTAGTTGGTAGAAACTATACTGGTTACGGTGAAGCATTTAATGAAAATTTTATTAAATTACTAGAAAATTTTAGTAATACTGCTGCACCTAGTAATCCTTTAACTGGGCAATTATGGTGGGATAGTACAGACCAAAGATTACAAGTATATAACGGAACTGTATGGAAGTCAAGCGGTGGCCCGATTGTACAAAATACTCAACCACAGATGGTTGCTGGTGATTTATGGATTGATAACCTAAACAACCAAGTATATGCATATGACGGCACAGACTTAATGTTAATGGGCCCGCAGTACACAGAAACACAAGGCAAAAGCGGCTTTGAAATTGGCAGCATACTTGACTCACAAAGTAGATCACGTACAGTTGCAAATTTATATGTAGGCGGAACACTTACAGCCGTAATTAGTAGTATTGAGTTTACTCCAATTTATTCACAACGAATACTAGGATTAGTTACAGCAGCAAATCCAGATGGCATTATCAAAGTAGGTATGAACATTATTGATACTGCTAACTTTAAATATAGAGGTATTGCAGATTCTGCAAACGCACTTGTTACACCAGGCGGTGTGGTTAGAGGAGCTGATAGCTTCCTTCCATCGACAGCAAGTGGTATTACAACTGGTACACTAACAATTCAAAACTCAGGTGGGTTAACAATTGGACTATCACAAAACAACGTACAAAAAGTTGTTGGACCACGTTTTTATATTGAAAATCAACTTACGGACCACGATTTAAGTTTACGTGTTAAGTCAAGTAGCTTCGGAGCTATTTCAGTAGATGCAATTTATATAGATGCAAGCACAGCTAAAGTTGGTATTTTTACAACTAACAGATTGCCAGCATATACACTAGATGTTGAAGGTGATATACGCTGTACTGGTAATTTAATTGTTGAAGGTACTAGAGTTGCATTAGATGTTGCTACACTTAGAGTTGAAGATAAAATTATTGAAATTGGTGTAATGAACGACAGTACTGAGCTTACAGATGCTCAAGCAGATGAATCAGGTATTCAAGTTAATAGCCAAGGCGGTAGTAAAGACATACTTTGGAAAGTTGCTACAAATGCGTTTACGTCAAATGTAAACTTTGATTTATTAGGTACTAATCAGACTTATAAAATTGCCGGAGTTGATAAACTTACAAATACTTCATTAATTAATATTACTTCTGCACCAGACCTACAATTAGTTGGCACACTTACTGAACTACAAATTGATGAAATTAATATTAATGGTAAGACTATTAGTTCAACAAATGATATGGCATTAATATCAACAAATGGTATTGCTATAACAGGCGGCGGTGACATTAATATTACCGATGCACAAAAAATTACTGGTGTAGGTAAAGCAATTAGTGCAAGAGAAGCAGCACGTTTAAGTGTAGCTGAATCTACAACAGGCACAGTTACAACTAAAGAATATGTAGACCAAGAAATTGCTACAGATCCATTAGTATTCAGTATGGATATTACAGGTATGGGAACAGGAACTACACTACAGAATGCATTAGCAGCGTATTTGAATGATTTATACCCAGCCGTAACATTAAATTCTAACAAAATTGCACGTATACACACAACATCTTATGCTGGAGCAACAGTGCAAGGTGTGGATGTCGAAAGTGCAAAAAATGTAAGTTACATATCTGTTGATTCAAACGGAACACAGAATGAATCAGTAGTACAAGATATTGTTTTTGATGCAGGCGGCGCAAGCGGAACAGTTATCCTATCGCCGGGCAGATCATTAATGACTTACAAATCCAATGGAACTGCATGGAGTTTTGAGTCATTGACTGCGTACTAAGAAAAACGATAAATAATATAATAGCACTAGGGGTTACATAATAATGGCATATGCAATAGACAGATATAACAACACACTGTTAACTACAGTGGAAGATGGTACAGTTGATCAAACAACTGACCTTAAATTCATCGGAAAAAACTACGCAGGTTACGGCGAAATACAAAATGAAAACTTTTTGTTCTTGCTGGAAAACTTTAGCGGAGCAAATCAACCAAGCAGGCCAATTAGCGGTCAGGTCTGGTTTGATAGCGGAACAAGTAAATTAAAGTTTTATGATGGAACACAATGGCGAACCACAGGTGGCGCTGAAATAGGTGCAACACAGCCGTCAGGTTTAGCTATAGGCGACTTTTGGTGGGATAGCGGTAATGATCAACTGTACGTATATAATGGAACTACTTTTGTACTCATAGGACCACAGAACGCAGGCGAAGGTGTAACCCAAATGCAAAGCCTCGAAGTTCTTGATACTACAAGTGCTACAAGAGGAATAATTGCTAGTGTTATTGAAGATGAAACATTATTTGTTATAAGTCCAAACCAATTTGATCTAAATGCAAGCCAAACTGCATTAATTGCACAAGGCTATGATAGAATTAATAAAGGTATTACATTAAGAAATACCAAACTTGCAACAGCTGGCGTTACAAGCACAACTGACAGATTCCACGGCACAGCAACAAATGCTGATAAGCTAGGCGGAATTGCAGCAGGAAACTTTATACAAACTGGTGCCGGTAACACAGTATTTACAAGTGCAGTTGAAACCCCAGACACAGGCATACTAGTTGGTGACTCAAATGATTTCCAGTTTAAAATTGCTACAAACGGATTTGACGGCGTAATTCAAAACGTTACTAACAGTGGCACAATTGCATTAAAAGTTACTAGTGCCGCAGGCGTACTAACACACGTAGGCACAGTTACAGCAACAGGCATAGTTCCAGCAGCTGATAACACATTTACACTAGGTAGTGCATCATTGGGATTTTCAAACGTATATGCCGCTACAATTACAGGCGAAGCAACTAAAGCAACAACACTAAGAGTTGGAAGTGATTTCCGCTCAGCAAGCGCAAGCGCAACTAATAATACAGTTGCAGTAAGAGATGCAACAGGCAATATCGCAGCAAACTTATTCCAAGGTACAGCAACACAAGCACGTTATGCAGATTTAGCAGAAAAATACACAACAGAAACAGAATTACCAGCAGGCACAGCAGTTGCAGTATGCACACATGAAGATCACGAAGTAGAGCCAGCAGGCACAAGTAATCATTGTATTGGTGTTGTATCAACTGATCCAGCATACATGATGAACAGTGAAGCAGATGGACAATACATTGGACTTAAAGGACGTCTTCCAGTAAGAGTTAAAGGACCTGTAAATAAAGGACAGGCGATTTATGCATGGGCAGACGGTGTATGCGGTACTGTTGCAACAACGGCAATGGTAGGAATTGCACTTGAAAGTAACAGTGACGACGGCGAGAAGCTAGTAGAATGCGTACTTAAGGTATAAAAAATGGCAGATATCACAGCAGCACGAATTAATAATCTACAATCTAGTATTTCACTAATACTAGGAAGTGGCTCGGGACAAAACGGTTACGGACAATCAGTAACTAGTGTACCTGTTACTAATACTGGAGATATAGCTACAGCCGCTGATATGAATGCAATTTATGCTGATATTCTTACAGCAAGAGTTCACCAAGTGGGCGCTGGCGATATTGGAATTGCAGAAGTTGTGCAAAATCTTAACGTAGTTGCTGAAGATACTAGTTTTAATGTTAGCGATTTAGGCGTAACAACAGTTGATCCAGACGGATTTAAGAAAGGTATTGTAGACTTTGAAACACTAATGACACAAGTACAAAGCGACAAAGCATCAATACACACTAGTCAAGCAGCATTAGAACCGGGCGTTGCAAGTGCTAGGTCAACTACTTGGAACGGTTTAATTTATCACGAAGTAGCAGTTACATTTTCATCTGCAGATGCAAGACGGTTCTTTTTCAACACAGGCGGCGAACTTAGACTGACTGCAAATAACACAGGAGCGTCTACACCAAAAGGTTTAGACTGGACTGCATTATGCTCTGAATTGGGCATAATAAAACTTAATTCGTCAGCTACTACAACAACTGGTACCGGCAGTGGAACATCAATAGGCAACTATGACTTAACTAGTAATTTCCAAAGCATTTATCAAAAGGTTGGCACTGGAAGTTACAGTGGAGTATATGCTGGAAATCTTTATACTATAAAAGCAAGGTCAGATATTGATACACGCATTATTTTTAGAATTGAATTTAATGATGTAGTATTTGATAACAATGTTGATAACAATGTTGATGGAAGAATTGAAAGTGTAATTCAACATTATCGCGCCAGCGGCGGCGTGACAGTAAATGGTCCTACATATTATAATACTCAAGCGTTAGCATAAGTCAAACACAGTATCATAGTGTTATTTTTAAATAAATACATTGATAGCAAAAGAGATGACAAATGCCAACAACCATACTAGCAAGCAGATATAACACACTTCGTAATAATGTAAATTTAGTACTTGGTACTTCTGCAGCCTCATCTCCGCAATACGGATACGGGCAATCTTTTAGTACAAACAGTGTAGTTGGCACAAGGTCAGTAACAGATCCTTCTACAGCCACAAAGGTATCTGCTCAAAACTATGAAGATTTATATATTGACTTGATACGACTACGCTCACATCAAGTGGGCTCCGGCGTTGCAATTGAAGAATTTGTTATTGGTGATTACGATACAAACGCAGCTACAACTGATAAAATTGAAGAGTCGTATGTTGTCGGGTTAGAAACCCTAGCAACTAATATTGTAACTGATAAATTCAATGTTGCTGCTACTAATTTAACTATTGCATCTTTATCAGCAGCAAATAGTACCCGCGCTTATAGCACAACTTGGAACGGCACTATTAGTCATATTTTCAAAGTAGTATTTAATACTGAATTAGAAAGGCGCCACTTCTTTAACTCTGGTGGGGAGATACGGTTTAGTGCGTCAGTTGCATACACAGGTAGCCAAGCTAAAACAGTTGACTGGCAGTCAATACTAAATGCAATGGGATCAACTAGTTTTAAAGCAACAACAACTTCTAATAATTCCGGTGTCGGCTCCGGCACTAATATAGGCAACTATGACCTTACCGGCTCTTATCAGCGAGTATATTCTAGAGACGGTGGAGCAGTATACGCCAATAATGAATATAGAGTATCGGCAATTAACTTATCAACAAGTGACACTACCTCAGCAATACAATTTAAAGTAGAATTTATAGACGGTAGTCCAAATGACCCAAGCTACGGAATAGACGAAGCAGTAAGCGGAGCATTTAATAGCAGTGTGCAAACAGCAAATCCTAGCAGCCAGATATCTATTAATGGAACAACTCATAATGCAGTTATTAATAATGTAGTTCCTGTTGCTACTGTAATAAGACCTCTTTCATAACCAATCTCCGCTTGACAAACACATAAATCCAATATATACTAGTAGTAATAATAAACTAGGAGTTTAACCATGGATGAGCGTTTAGAGAAAGCA